TCTTCGGGTGGAAATCAAGCTGCTGGCCGAACTGATAGTTCACGCCGCCGAGCAGGTGCAAGTCCAGCGTCGCGTCGTCGTCGGACCAGAACACCCGCCCAGGCACCGCCTCAGGCACGGGAGCGCGGATGTTGTGGTCCACGTAGTCCGTGACCACCGAGTTGTTCTTCTCGATGACAGGGGCTGCGGCCAGCATCTCGAGCGCGTTGGCGATGCGGTTGAGCGAGTCCAGCGCCTCAACGGCTTTCTGATCTGCGTTGCCGGCCGCGATGGCCAGATCCAGCAGCGTCGTCGGCTCAAGTTGCTGGACGTCAGCGAACAGCCGCTCAAACTGACGGATCTGCTCGTGATCCTTCAGGAAGGTCGCAAGCTGATCGCGGGTGAGCTTGAGTTGTGACGTGGCCATCGTCAGTACGCCAGCGGTTCAAGCTGGGCCTCAAGCCGAACGGGCGAGATGTGCGCGTCAGAATCGCCCTGGAAGCGCTGCACGCGCCAGTTGCGCATGAACCCCTGCCGACGCCACGCGAGGCGCTTAGAGCGCGTTCCAATGGTCCCTGCGCTGATGCTGTTGGGCTGCGACCACGCCTGGCCGTCCAGCGAGTAGCTGGTGGTGATCTGCGGATTGATGCCCAGCGCCACGCTGCCGGTCAGCGTGACCAGTTCCAACTCGTTGAAGATGGCGCCGTTGGACTCGTTGTAGACGATCAGCGTGCCAAACTCCCAGCGCACCTTCTGGCCCCAGTTCGTGCCGATGTCGCGGTCGGTGTAGCCGATGCTCGTGGACTGAGGATCGCCGACCAGCCACTTGTCGTAACACCACACGAAGTTGCGCGCACGGTACTGGCTGAACCCGACGATGCTGCTGGACAGCGTGAACCACACCGGCTGCTCCATCGCCTGGCTGGCCGCCGCGTCGTAGACCACCGTGCGATCGGGCAGATGGACGTACAGGTGTTGGTGGTTGCGGTCGTTGCGGGCCTCCAGCTTCACCAGCGCAAGCTGCGCCTCGGTGTAGTTCAGCAGCAGGTAGTCGATCTCTTGCGTGCTGATCTTCGTGGCCGTGGCGTTGGCGCCCAGGTAGATGCCTGGTGCCTCGTTGCGACCGCCGCCGAGGAAGGCGATCTGCTCCAAGTAAATGCAGGAGCCCTGCACGCCGATGGCACCCTTCTGGATCTGCGCGCCCGTCACCGGGGCAAACGGGAAGAAGCCGCCGCCCACGTTGTCGAACACCTCGATGGTGTGCCGGTTTAGCGCGTAGACCTCGTTGCGCAGCCGAATCAGCGCGTTCACCGGATCGGGATCCGCCTCGGATGAGTCGTAGCTGAACGGCAGCACGACCAGCGGGTTCAGGATGTCGGTAACGACGAGGAACTGGCCATCGGTGGCCATCCAGTAGCCGTCGATCCAGCAGGCGTCGATGACGGTGCCGAGCGCCGTGTTCTGCGTCAGCGTTGCGGCTGCCGGATCCCAGTACCACAGCGACCCGCCCGAGACGATGCCCAGCAGGTCGAACGAATAGTCCATGACGACCAACTCGCTGGCCGATCCGCCAACGTCGCCAAGCACGGTGACGACGCCCGTGCTGCTAACCGTCACGAGCTTCGTGTCCATGACTCGGTAGCACACGCCGTTCCAGTTGATGCCGCCTCTGTCGATCCCCGGCCCCGTGCCGTTGGCCACGAGCCCGTCAGCCGGGCGCAGATAGCCGTTGCTGATGCCCGACGCCACAGGCGTCGGCACCATGTTCACCGGGTACGAGACGCGAAGGTCTGGACCGTTGTCGGTGTAGATGCCGCTGAGGATCGGGATTTGAGGCATGTCAGCAATTCCAAGCCTTCAAGGCCAGCGCCTTGCGGGTGGGCTTGCCCTTCTCGTCCTTCATCGGGCCGGGCATGCCACCCATCCTGGCGCAGAAGGACTTGCGCCGCTTGGCGTCCTTCTCCGTCTTGGGATTAGGCGCAGGCGGCTTGAGGTTCGCGCCTTCAGTGCGCTTGAAGTGCGCCCGCCCAGCAGCGTTCAGCCCGCCTTTTGGATTCTGGTGGGCCTTCTTGACCATCACGCAATCCGGTACCAGCTATTCGTAGACTGCACGAAGCGCAGCCGGAACTGATCACCGGCCGACATCGTGGTCAGGCCGTTGCCGTACAACGCAGCCGCGCCATTCAGGCCGACCGTCAGCGCGGTGATCTGCTGCGTGGTCGTCACCAACACCTCGGTGCCGTCAGGCGTGCCGGTGTTCAGCGGCAGCGTCACTGTGCCGGTGGCCAGCGTGCCCGCAGGCTGGATCCAGTGCCGGGCGTGTAGACGTTCGTCGCCATCGTCGGCGATGCGAACTGCTGCTGGAACAGTTGCAGCAGCGCGCCGATGGACATGCGCCGCGCGTCGCCGTTGTTGGGTGAGTAGACCGGGATCTGATCACCGCTGTTGGGTGTGGACAGCAGCGCAAGCTGGTTGATGGTAGGCATGTCAGTTGTACTCCAGCACGCCATCCTGACCGGACAGCACAGGGTCCACAGGAGGACGCAGGAACGGATCGTCGTACACGCGCCACGGCTTGTTGCCGGCACCAGACGGCATCGACCCTGGCAGTTGTTGCTGCGGCGGCAGCGTGGCACGCGACAGCAGGGTGTTGTAGGCGCTCTTGGCCGTGGCCATCGTCTGCGGCATGACCTGCTTGCCGTAGCTCGGTGCCAGCCGCAGCGCGAGATTGGTGATGATGGCCTCGTTGGCGCTGTCAGGCACCTCGGACTCGGCGTTGATGTCGCTGTTCTCAGGCGACCCCGGCAGCGGATAGGCCAGCCGGATGCCCTTGCCGTTCCAGTCGGCCATCATGGCGTCTAAGCGACGCAGCGCCGACTCCAGATCCTGCGGCTGGAGGTCAAAGACGTAACTCGCCAGCCCGATTTCCTCAAAGGCTGCGGTCACGAATTGGCGCTTGCTGTAGCCCATTTAGGCCTCCTTCATCGCCTCATTGATGCGGTCAAGCAGACGCTTGTCTGTCGTTCGACCGTCGAACTTCAGCCCTAGTTTAACCGCTTGCGCCTCCAGTTCAGCACGAGTCGGTGGCGCGTTGTCGTCGGGCACATTAGCCGGTGCCTCATCCGCAGGAGGCTTGCCAGCCAGCACCGCTTCGCGCCGCTTGGCAGCCGCAGCCAGCGACGCTTCGCGCTCGCGCTTGAACTGGGCCTTAACCTTGGCGTCGTGCGCTTTGCGCTTGCGCCAATCGGCACGCGGTCGGTTGAACTTGGCGTCGTCGCCAGCAGCCTCAACAGCCTTGGCCAAGGTCGGATGCCACCCATCGGCCAGCAGAGCGTCCAGCGCGGCCTGATCGGCCGCCGAGGTCAGCTTGTAGCGGTAGCCCTTGCTGACGTAGTTGCCGGGGGACTGGTAGACGTGGATGGGAAAGTCGGTCATTTCTTCTTTGCGGTCTTGGCAGCAGCCTTGAACGCTGCCGCAGTAGGGGCGCCCTTGACGCCAGGCTTGCGCATTTTCTCGCCAGAACCCTCGGCGATGCGCTTGCGCTTGGCTGCGATATTACTGTAGAGCCCGGGCTTCATTTCATGCCCTTTTTCATGGGCGCTTTGCTGGGCTTGCCAGCCTTCATGGCCGCCGTGCGCGCTGTGCTAAGAGCCACTGCGACGGCTTGCTTCTGCGGCATGCCGGCCTTGACCTCTTTCGAGATGTTCTTGCTGATCGACTTTTGGCTGTAGCCTTTGGTCAGCGGCATATCAAACTCCAGATGTAAAAAAGCGGGCGGCAGCTTGTGACTACCGCCCGCTATTTAGTTCAAATCATCACTGATTGAACACGAGGACCCCGCACATCTCCGGGTTCGTCATCACGACGCCGAACAGCGTATCCAGACGATACTTGATCGTCATGGAATCGATGTCGTAGAACTTCTGCATGACCAGCTCGATGCCCTGATCGGTGCTGGCGCGCATGATCGCAGCGCCTGCGTCGGTCGGGACAGCGTAACGGCCGGGCAGCAGTTCCATCGCCGACTTGTGCCAGAACGGGTTCATGGCAGTTGCAGTCGTGTTCAAGAAGTTGATCGCAGCGGTGCCAGAGGTGGACACAACTTCGATGTTCTTGTACTGCAACTCAGCGTCGGTCGGGGTCAGGTTGGCGCCGATCATCGGGGGGCTGATGCGGATCTCAGCAGCGCCCAGGCTCGGGTCAGACGTCGGGGTGTCGATCACGCGGAAGGTCTTGAGCTGCCCAGTGCTCTCCTTCGTGATGTGATGGACGGCCTCGATGCCGGCGATCTCGAACATATCGCCAGGCACGATGCCGGCGACAGTCGAGATAGTCACGACCTGATAGCGGTTGTCCACGTTGATCTGGCCGCCCACCGAGGTGGAGGTGGCCTGAGGAACGTAGCGAACCTGCGAGCCGTTCGTGGCGATGGTCGGCGTGGCAGCGTTGGCGGCGCAGCGCAGCGCGTAGTCCATCTTGAACGTGTCGAAGTTGGCCACGGTGCCGACGAACGCGCGCTCGAAAGCACGGTTCGACTTGTCACCGTTGAACGACCGACCGTTATACAGCGTCGCAATCGTGCCGCCAGCCAGGTTGCCAGCCAGACCGTTGTAGTCACGGCTGGACAGCGCCAAGCAGCGGTCTTCCATCGGCACGCCTTGCTCGTTCATGATGGCGTCGCAGGCTGCGACATCATCGAACGTGCCAGACGGAGCGCCAATTGGCACCACCAGCGTGCCCTGCTGCGACGCGACGTTCAGCATGGCCACGTTGATGTCGGAAGCCAGCTTCTGCTTGGCCGACTCGCCCAGACGACCTTCTTGC